TATCATTCCTTTAAATGCAGGAGCCGCCTTTTAGGGGCGGTTCTTTTTTTTGCGAACAAAACAAAAAGCACCTCAAAGATTGTTGGCGTAATCAATGAAGTGCTTAGAGTTAGGATGCTGCATAATAGAGAAACATCCAATCAACCAAATCTATTATGCCACATCCAAGCTCATTTTACAAGCTTTTTATAGGGAATATATAGGGAACATATAGGGATTGTTTTGCTAAAAATCAACTAAACTATAAGTGAGGTGATAAGTATGTACGGACAATATAACCCTTATATGGGTGCAACACCGCAGATGCAGCAACGGCTGAATTATTTGCAGCAACAACAGCAGCAGATGTACCAACCAACTATGCAGCAGCCTATGCCTATGACATTAAAAGGCAGAATTGTTACTGGCATGGATGAAGCAAAGGCAGCTCAAATTGACCTGGACGGAACAAGCACTTTCTTCCCGTGCCCGGCAGAGGGCAAGGTTTATGAAAAGCTTATAGGCTTAGACGGCCTGCCTATTTTCAGAATATACGAAATAAATAATTCGCAGAAACAGCCTGCATATGCTGAACAAAACATTGTAGATAGATTAGTAGAACGTGTGGACAGATTGGAAAAGCAGATTGGAGGGATGAATCATGAACCCGATGCAGATAATGGCAATGTTGCAGAATAGCGGTAATCCTATGATGATGCTTACACAATTAGCACAGCAAAATCCTATGATGAGCCGTGCTATGCAAATGGGGCAAGGAAAGAATGAAATGCAGTTAAAAGAAACTGTACATAACCTTGCAAGGCAACGCGGCATGAGTGACGAACAGTTTACTCAGTTTTTAAGTCAATTCGGTTTAAAGCTCTAATGCGCGCAATGAGCTTTACATATAATTCCTGGAGGTGAAATTTTATCATGGAAGGTGCAAACATTGTTCCGGTAATGGACATGAATCGAAATAACAACTACGGTGACTGCTGGGGCGGCGGCATGTGGTTTATGTGGATTATCGTTCTTTTCGCTCTTATGGGCGGCTGGGGCGGTAATTGGAATAACCGCGGCAATATGGGTGCTGAAATTTTTGCAAATGGCAGTATGACACGTGACCAAATCGCAGACCAATTTTCTATGCAGGATATTAAAGAAGGTATTCGTGGCGTTCAAAATGGTTTGTGTGACGGCTTCTATGCCCAGAACAGCACTATGCTGAATGGCTTCAACGGTGTGCAGCGCGACATTATGCAGACAGGCTATCAACTTGGTAGCCAGCTTTCCGAAAATCGTTTTGCTCAACAGCAGTGCTGCTGCGAAACTAACCGCAACATTGACGCAGTGCGCTATGAGAACGCGCGTAACACCTGCGATATTGTAAACGCAGTAAAAGAGGACGGCGAAAAGACCAGGGCAGTTCTGATTGCCAACCAAATCCAAGACCTGCGCGACAAGCTGGCAGACCGCGACCGCGACTTGCAGACCGCTAACTTCCAATTAAGTCAGCAAGCACAGAGCGCCGCCCTTATCGGCACTTTAAGACCTTATCCGCAGCCCGCTTATCTTACCAACAGCCCGTATCAGAGCATCGCTGCTAACGTAGCTGGTGCTTGTGGCTGTACTTATAACGCAGGCTAAAATAATAAGTTATGTGCATTAACTGCACTGCAAGGGACGGTGCAAGCCGTCCCTATTGCTTTAATAAAAGAGGTGAAAACAAATGATTTGCAACCAAAAATCTGCATTAACAACTGTTGCAACGGCGGCGCAGACTGTTGCAGCGAACGGCTTTGTTGGCTTCTCTACTAACAATCTTCTGACCGGTGTATCTATTAAGCATCCGGCAGGAAGCACAAGCGTTAACCTTATCCAGGGGCTTTACCTTGTGACTTTGAACGCTGATATTACGCCGACTGCGGCAGGCGACATTGGCTTGCGGCTCATCCGCAACGGCATGGCTGTACCGGGAGCAGAAGCAACAGTAACCGGTGCTACAGGTGATACTTATAATATCTCCTTTGCTACATTACTTAGAGTATTACCTAGCTGCTGCGTGATTGATAACAATGCTGCATTGCAGGTGCAGGCTACGGCAGCAGGCACTATCAGCAATGCTTCCTTGAGCGTTGTAAAAATGGCGTAAGGAGGTGACGTTATGCACAAACTAAAGAAATATTGGGAGCAGGTAAGCGCCGACCCAGTAAAGATAGAAGAGATGGAAGAAATAGTTTGTGAAGCGTTAGAAGAAGTGCGTGGCCGTTGCCCTCGGTTATTTTGGGATACTGCATATAAACTGCATTGTGTAGCTTATGGCCCGCATTTTGACGAGCATTTAGCAAAGAAAGCTGTTGCCGGGATGAAGAATGTTGATGGCACGTGCGGTGAGCATTGGACATATGAACAGACAAGTCAGCTCGCAGACCAGCAAGGCATAACACAAAAAGCTGATTGGTACTATGTCATGAATATGCTCTACTCCGACTACTCCGAGATTTACGGCAGCGACATCAATATGTATATCCGTGTAGCAAAAGCTTACATGAACGATCCAGACGCGTCGGAAGGCAAGGTACTTGACGTGTGGCTGGCGCAGATGATAGAATAACAAAAAAAGGCTGACACGATAAGGTGCCAGCCTTTTGTAAAACATAAGTGCAATATGAACGATTAGTATTTATGCCGCTTTGGTATCTATTGATATACTAAATTTATATCCGCTCGTCTGTGTTCGAGTCCGCGGCACCAGATATGCGCAAACATTTTGTGTAGAGAGTGTAACTTTTATCACAGTTCCAGTAACAGTTACATTAGTTACTAGGAGGTCTATCGCACGTCTGGCATAGTCTATATTGTTCTTCACAAAAATTTCACTTTTAATAGTCGTCAAAAAGGCGACTATTTTTTTATTATCCAGACTTTCTACGGATTTCACAGAAACTTCACAAATAGATTTATTGATTTCTCTAAGCTCCGCCTTAATCTGGTTCAGCCGTTGGCGGTCAAACTCGTCTGCTTCGCCTTCTTCAAAAATTTTATAGATATTGTTCAATTTCTTTTCGGCAGCGGCTTTACGTTTTGCAAGAGCTTCTTGTTCTGCAGCATGTCTGGATTCTTCTTCTTGGTAGCCTTTGGCAATGGCATCGGCTATCCTGCGCATACCGGACACAGTAAAGACAACGCGCTCTAATATCTGCATTACCCAGTGCTCTAATACTTCGGCACGGATCATGCGTTGCTGACACTTTGAAGTAGGAGTCTGTTCTTTGCGCGTGCAGCCATAATAATAATAACGCTGGCGCACACGATGACCAACCATAGCACTTCCACACTCGCCGCAGAATACTTTACCGGAAAGCAGGTAATCATGTTTGGCCGTATATTTGGCGGCGTGGCAGCGGTTGCGTTCGCGTTTTGCTTGTACGATGAAGAAGTCTTCTTTGCTGATAATTGCTGGCAGGGCATCTTCGATAGAGATATAATCATCTGGCCTTTTTTGAGAGTGCATATTACGTTTCCCTTTACCTTTCGGAATTTTGTTGAATGTATATGTGCCTATATATTTTTCGTTGCCGAGAATATCATACAGACTGTTTTTGCCGAACGGCTTGCCGCTTTTGGTGGTGAAGCCTTTGCTATCCAGCGCGCGGCAGATTTCAGCATAACCTTTGCCTGCAAGGTATAGCTCAAAAATAAGGCGCACAGCAGCAGCTTCGCTTTCATCAATAACATATTTTTTATCCACAATCTTATACCCAAGAGGTGGACAACCGCCGTTAAAGAGTGCCTTATAGGCGTTTTCGTTCAATCCCTTCTTTGTTTCTTTCGCGAGGTTGCGGGAATAATAAGCCGACATACCAACCATAATAGTTTCCATTACCTGGCCTTCAGGAGAAATGGTATCAATGGGTTGGGCGGCATATTCATAGCTTATGCCCAGACGTTCGAGCTTATCTTTGAATGTAAAATAATTTAGCTCGTTTCTGGAATTGCGGTCAATCTTATGGAAGATTATTACGTCGAATTTATCTTCCATGGCATCGGCCAGCATCTGATTGTAAGCGTCACGCTTGGTAACATCGCGTCCGCTCTTTGCTTCATCAGCATAAGTATCGACAACGATGTAGCCTTTGTTTTTGGCGTAGGCCTTGCAGGCGCGGACCTGCGCGTCGATACTTTCCTCGCGCTGCATGTCGGAAGAGAAGCGCGCGTAGATAACTGCTCTTTGCATGTGTTCATCTCCTTAACTTGACACTTGACTTTTGCACAAAAAAGTAACGCCAACTTGACTTTTAAAAGTAAAGTTGGCAACAGTTTTCAGGCGAAAAGTCAAGTTATTATTTTTTAAAACCATATCCAAGAAGTGCTTTTTTGAATCTCATAAATGCTCCCTCGAACGTAGCATCTCTAAATTCTTGAAAATGACTATAAATATAAAACGCAAAAAACGCATCATAAAGCAACAAGAAAATCGTAGTTGTCTGAAAAAATGAATGAAAGATAAAAAAATAAAATGCGTCGATAGCAACTTGAGCCATAATAAATTCAGATATTTTATAAGAGCGAAGAGCTACGTAATGAATAAACTTAATTACTACAGCCAATGCTATAAACTCTTGAATAACACCAACAAACCCGTGGTGATTACCTAGGGTAAGCACAAAAATAAAAGCAGCACCATAAGGGGATAATTTAGTAATGGGATCTATATCATCATCGTATTGAGACATAAACAACTCTCCTTACTCTGCAAGCGCACGTACTAACTGCAGTACTGCTTGCTGATTTTTTACGCTTAGTTTATTAAAGACATTGACGATTTCCGGGGCCTCATCTGGACCCCAACCCACGATGTACGCAGGCGATACGCCGAAGATTTTGGCTAAAGTCTCTATTTTATCATATGGTATATTGAGTACCTTGCCCGTTTCATATCGTTGATATAATGGTGTTTGTATACCGGTCATTCGGCTGACCTCTGGCTGGGTCATGTGATTTTTCTGACGCAGACGCTTTAATCTATCTCCGATCAGCATCTTCACCACCTCCTTCTGTTGATACAATAATAACACTAAATGCAAATAAAATCAATTAAAATTTACAAATAGCGCAAATTTATGACACAAGATTCTGCTACAATAAAAGTGTGATTTGAAGACGCGGACCTCGTGGAAGGAGGACGCATCATGCAGGAATTGATTTTAGCTGCCATCATCAATATTGAAGACGAACATATCTTAGAAGTGATATACGCATTCGTGACCGAACTTATATCAGATGAATAGCGGTGCAGCGGTAACGCAAGTTACCGCTTATTTTTTTTGCACAAAAAAGCCCCGAGTAATATAACGCTCAGGGCTTTTTCTTTTACTCTTTTTTGTGTTCTTGATAAAGCTTGTCGACAAACTCTTCAAAAGCAGTTTTAAGTTCCGGGGGCAGTTTGAGATATTCCAGCACCAGACGTTTTGTGAAGTCGTCGTCCGACTTGATAAGCCGTCCAACCTGGTGCGCCAGCTCAACATCCACATTAGTTTCCTGACGGAACATTTCGCCGCTTCCAGTACGCAACCACACTTCATTAACATTGAAAGCATTGCAAATGTCGAGAATGGTACGATCAGGAATGTTTTTGCCTTTTTCGTATTGATTGATTGTGTTTGGGGCACGATTAATTTTTTCTGCTAAGGCTGTTTGCGTTAGTCCTAGACGTTCGCGTAGCACTTTTATTCGCTCGTTTATTTCAGCCATATAATCACCTCGCTTTATTCCATTATAGCAGGAGAAAAGAAAAAAGCAAGAAAAACTTCTGAAAAGGATAAAAATGAAGTTGACAAAAGGACAATGAGAGTATATTATAGTCATAAAGGGAAAATAAAAAATCTAAAAAGGAAAATCAGAAAGGCAGGTGAAGGTGATGTATAGCTTTAATGAGCTGAGCGAAAGCCAAAAGCTGACGACAGAAGAAAAAAAGACCGCCAAACAAATTCTTGGTTTGCTTAACGGTCAGAATCAAGTAGCAGCAAAGCAGATGCTTGACTTCTGCAGCTACGTAATTGAATGTAATTCTAACGTTGCTGTTGTTTTTAAAGAAGAGTGAGCAGAAGCTTGATGTTGTTTCACACTATCACCTCCGTTCTGTAATACCTATTATAGCACGGAGGGCGGAGTGAAACGAAGAAAAGAGGATTTAACATGAAACTTACACTTACTTATGATGATGTCTCAGTCGCTGCCAGCGCTTTACAGCTCAAGGCTCGGGAAGCACAGATAAATGCACGCAAGAGCAAGTCGCGCATAGAAGGAGAATTCTGGCTAGAAAGAGCCGAGACCTATGGAAAGACCTATAAGGCGTTAGAGGCCCAGCGTATGCAGATGCTTGCGGAATATGAGCAGGCAGATGCGGCGCTGAAGGAAAGCGAGTAAAAGCCATGATGATGATGAAAACCAAAAAGGTAAAACTGTACGGCGAGAAGCTGCGCAAACTGAACACCGCTATCCACGAGCGGGACAACAACTGCTGCATTATCTGCGGTAAGTACGTGGACCCTAACGAGAAGTTCCACCATGAACCTTGCGGGGCAATGAAAAGTGATGAAATTTTCAAAGGCGTAACACTCTGCTATGACTGCCACGCTGAACGCCATTTTGGCAAAAACAGTAATGCAGTCAGAGCACAGATTAAAGAATATCTGCAAAGCATTTATAGTTAAAGGAGGGTAACACAATGATTGTTGTAACTGATAAGCAGAAAGAAACCATTAAAAAAGTGGAGGATATGGGAAAGGCTGATATTGATGGCCTGAAAGCAGCCGCCATTTTTCTGAAGGGCCTGCAAACGGCGATGATTATTCTTGCGGAAGACAAGCAGGAAAACAAAACGGCATAAGGGGCGAAGTGTTATGAACAGACCTGAAGACTACACCATTGTAGTCGAAAACGAAGGCGAACTGAGCGACTACGCAGTGAATATGTTTGCAAAGTGGGCCTTGGAAATCGGGCGCAAGCAGGGCTTGTGCGATAAAGAGGGTGAAAAGAAATGTGTAAAGCAAAGCGCATGACGTGTGCTGAACTGGAAGATAAGATTATTGACCATGCGAAGCGTTGCAAAAAATACAAGCCTAACGCAGCAATCAGAGAACATGAAGCCAGCATGAAATACGAGCGCCTGATGCGTGAACGCCGGGCAAAACTGGCGCGTGAAGCTGATGAAAGAATGAAGGCCAGCACTGCCTATGCACTGCGCTTCATTTTTAAGGGGCGATATAAAAATGGCCAATGAAAAAACTGTTGTCTGGTATCGTCCGGGCAAACCGGTGAAGGCCGTGCGTGTTGAGCTTAGTTTGGCCAATATGCAGAAGCTGGTGGGCGGTAAGATACAGATTGTACCGCTGGAACCTAAAGGCAACAGCCCGGAATATACGCTGGTATGCAACGAAGACGGCAAGAACAAATATCATAATGATGCCTTGTTCCCTCTGCTGAACAATAACGGCAATATCGTAGACGTTATATTCGGTCCCTGCTTTATCGCCGGTAAGCTGATGACCGATGAGAACGGCGAAGAAACATTTATCGACCTGCTGCGTGAAGACTATCTGAGAATAGTCCGCCGCTTTGGGAAAGGAGTTGTGAAGAATGAGAGGAAGGAAACTGCGGAAACTGAGGCTGCTGACCTTAGGCAGCTTACTGCTTGCCGTAATATGCTTGCTAGACTACGGGCCCGGAAGAATGGTAAGTGCAGCTTATCAGATGGTTAAAGGTCCGAAAGTCACCGAGATTGTTGTACCTTACCATGTATTGAGAGAAGGAGACACTTTGGAAGGAATCTGCTGCAGATTAAAAGATGAATACGGCGATAAGCGCGACTGGCGCGAAATTGCTTTTTATGTCTGCAAGGATAACAACAAGAAAGACGGCTGGGTATATCTTGGGGAAAAAATCAATGTGCGCCTGCATGTCCCGGTCGAAGCAAAGTAAAAAAGCCGCCTGCATAAAGCGCAGACGGCATGGGGATGTATGAAGTTACTAGCATCCATACATCCCTATTTTAGCATATAAGAGTGATGAGAACAAGGAGGCAAAAGAATGGATTATGATGTCAAATTTGTTGAATACAAAGGCGGCAATATCAAGGTAAGCTATACCGTCACTCCGCTTAACTCACATGAGGAAGCGAGTATAATCAGCCGCATTGACAAACCGCATGAAGATTTCATGCGTGCCTGGATGGAGCTGCCTGAAATAGCACGTAGACTGTTGGAGTTTCCGTTGGCCAACGAAGACGGCGAAGAGCTTGGCATTATGGTTACCAAGGTAAACTTTCTGACAAGCAAAAACTTTGGCAGAGGCATGCAGCTGGTGGCGCTGCTGCTGGGCTTCAAAAATTGCAAGCAGCCGCTGCAGGTAGTGACGCAAAAGTTTTATGAGAATGCTGTAGATCATAGCAAGAGATACACGGATGAACCGTTCCCATTGCAGCAGTTAATGCCGCAAGAGGCTGCTGTTATGCAGATGCTGAAGAAGGAAGCTTTTGACTATGCATATCACTGCAAGCGTGAACAGCCAACAATAGATGAAGCGCAGGACGCCTACAAAAATGGCGGTTATCCTGACGAAGAAGAGTAAAAGGAGTTGAATGAAAATGGCTGTAGTAAACATGCCTATTGAGTACCTTGTGCCGCATCCGCAGAACCCAAGAAAAGACTTGGGCGATTTGGAGGAGCTGACAGCAAGTATCAAAGAAAATGGCATCTACCAGAACCTTACCGTAATCCCAATCAATGAAGAAGCGCCGGATGAAGAGCCTAAGTATATGGTAGTAATTGGCCATCGTCGCCTGGAAGCTGCGATACGCGCCGGGCTGAAAGAGGTGCCGTGTGCTATCGTAAGAGATTTGTCGGAAACGCGGCAGCTGCAGATTATGCTGTTGGAGAATATGCAGCGTAGTGACCTGACGGTTTATGAGCAGGCTCAAGGCTTCCAGCAGCTTCTGAACTTTGGTATGGATATCGAAGATATCTCCCAGCAGAGCGGCTTTTCAAAAAGCACCATCAGACGGCGCTTGGAAATAGCTAAGCTGGACCAGAACAAGCTGAAGGAGCTAAGCTCTACCCGCCAGCTTAGTCTGAAAGAGTTTGATGCACTGGCCAGAATCAAAAACTTAGAAGCCAGAAATGAAGCAATGGAGAAGATTGGCACAAATGATTTTGCTCTAGCAGTCACACGCGCCGTGGAGGAAGAAAAGCTTGATGCTGCAATGCCGGTATTCCTGGCAGACATGGAACGTCTTGGCATCAAGAAATTCCCGGATAACGCCAATAAATACAGCAGCAAATATAGACGTATCGGCAATATTGATCTTTACCAGTACGAGGAAACAAAAGAAAAAATTCCCAAGAAAACAGATGGGGTGTATTATGAGGCCAGCTATCCGAGAAACGTAGAGTTTTACGTAAAGGAAACAAAAAAAGGCAAGGCTAGAGAAAAAAGCGCTAAGGAGATTGAAAAAGAAAAATGTATCAAGGAAGCATGGTTTAAAGTCGATGCTATGGCTGCAACACATTATGAGCTGCGCAAAGCATTTATGGAAAACTTTAAAGCTACCACTAAACAGCATGAGCTCGTGCTGATGGGAGCCTATAGCGTGGCGGTATTACAGGGAGTCACGTACATGGGATTGGGCAGCGTAAACAAAGAAGCTGGAATAGATAGTAAATACTTTGATCCCAAGCGAGACGAGAAAGCAGTCAAGCTGGCCTTCGATGGTTACTTTGATATCCAGCAATGCGCAAATGTTATCTACAAATTGTTCGGTGACAGTGAAAAAGAAAATTATGCCAACAATAGCCGCTTTGGATATCCTACATATAAAATCAATCCAAGACTTGAGGCGCTGTATCATTGGCTCGTTGCTCTTGGCTATCAAATGAGCAGCGAAGAAAAGCTTCTGGCAACTGGCCAGCATGAAGTATTTCAGCAGATTAAAGGAGCTTAAAAATGGACACGGCAATAGATGAATTTACAATCAACCTGGCCATTACAATTATCGTTATGGTATGCGCATTGGCGCTGGTAGGAGGAAAAAACGATGAACGATAAAGAAAGAACAATTATGGACTGCGTAAACAGAGCGCAGCTGGCCATCAATGACTGGCAGTGCAGCGGCGAGATTTATTATCTGGAGCAGGCAAGAGCAGAGCTCAATAAAGCAATAGACACGGCAGACTTTCTGAATATGCCGGCTTACTATATTGCTGATGTACTCTGGGACTCCGATAATGGTTGCATGTGCGATACTCCCGAAGAAGCACTTGATGAAGCGCTGGAGTACTGCGACTTGAGCGCAGGAGACACTGTGGATATACTCATTTGCAAAGAAGCAAGCTGGCAGCCACGTATTGATGTTGAAGACCTTATGGATGACCTTGTTGACCAGGCAGCGGATGAAGGCGGAGAATATTCCGAAAGATATATTGATACGTTGACAGGTGAAGACATGGCTGTCGAAAGAGAAAATCTTGAAGACAAGCTTAATAAAACGCTGTGCGACTGGCTGAGACAGAACAAAATCAAACCTGATTGGGTAGTTATAGATGGTATGGAAGGTCGCTATTTATACGATGGCCATAAATTCTCCTGCGTCAAGGGTAAAGTAAAATGAGCCAGCAACGCAAAATGGAACGCAGGAAGCAGAAGAAGCTGCATCTGCTGGGCGGCGAAGAGCGTCTGCAGGTAAAGGCCGGAGACAATGAGCCTTTTGGTATCAGCAAGGCCTGCTATAATGCTATCTACCAGGCTGGCTATGAAGCAGGTATGCAGGCAGAGCGCGATAAGATGATACCGTATTATGCCAAATACTTCACTCACCAGATATTGGCAGTCTGCTGCAAGATACTCATGGAGAACTATGGCGAAATCCATGTACGCAATACAAGGCTAGAGAAATTCACGGAGCTTTACAGCCGCGGTCTTGAGATGCTGGGCGAAGATAAAAGCACAGAGCAGTATCTTGAGTACATCGAACAATATGGATTACATATAAATTGGAAGGAGCCGGAGACATGAAATTTATGTTGACCTGCGAAGAAGCCTTAAAGAATATCAACAAAGGCAAGATGGGAATCTTTAATTTCGGCTATCAGGTGCTGGATGTAAAACCAATCCGGTATTCTCAGCATCTGGCCTGCATGAGAAGAAGCAAGCTCAGAAGCTACCTGAGCAAACACAGAAGCCTGCGTGATAAGTGCTTCCTGGAAGCACGGAAAGTGCCGCGCTTCTGCAAGACAAAAAAATAGCTATATATAATAGTAGAAAGTGGGCAGGTGAAATACCTGCCCAAAGCTTGATAAAGCATATTAGTTGAGTGGCATATCAGTGCCGGAAAAAATAACAGCCAAAACAACTTGGGCAGAATGGAGCGGAAGAATGTATGTAAAACGGACATGGAGATGTGGTAAATGCATCGAAGTAGAAAAATACCAGACCTTCCGCTACAAGGGAAAGATGACAGTACGTGGTCCGCAAAGCAATCCTACTCCGGAAGCTATGGCCAAGGTGAACGAACGCAACAGCTACAAGAATCTTCGACGCCTGCTTAATACTAATTTTGGCAAAGGTGACCTGCATTGTGTATTGACCTATGCTCCGGATAAAAGAGCAACCAGTCCGCAGGAGGCAAAAAAAGATATCCAGAAATTCTGCCGCAACGTGAAACAGAAATGCAAGCGTCGCGGCTCAAATTTCAAATATGTGGCCGTAGCCGAATACGGTAAGCGCTCTATGCATTTTCATGTTGTTATCCATAGCGGGCTGAAGCTGCAGGAGCTTGGCGATATGTGGCCGCATGGACGTATTCATGCTACGGAGCTGGACGGCAGCGGAGATTATGACAGGCTGGCCAGCTATCTTATCAAGCAGACCAATAAGACCTATAACGATCCGGAACGCAGAGTGTTTGCCAGACGTTATGTTACGAGCCGTAACCTTGAACAGCCGGAGTGTAAGATTGAGAAAGTCAAGGCTGACAGCTGGCGTGAGACACCGTCTGCACCTAAAGGCTTTTATGTGCTGCAGGATACGATCGTCCAAGACGTCAGCGAGATTACCGGATATCCGTATCAGTATTACCGTTGCCTGGCATTGGGCGGCGGGACACCATTGAAAACAAAAGACTACGCAGGTAGGCGTTTATATCAGCGGCGGAATCTGCCTCGGTAGTTATATGCAAGCAAAAACGGACAGGCGCAAGAAGAAGTATATCCGCTGCTGCTATAAGCACCGGAAGGAGGGAATAAGATTGCTAGTAAAGCACTGGCAGCGCGTCGCAGAGACACGCTTTAAGTATCACAAAAAAATTCAGATGGCCGTGGATGAAGCACGTGCCTGCAGGCATCCGCATGGGCTGAAGGACAAGCTGAAGCCTAATCCTACCCAGCAGGACGCACTCAAGGGAATACTGCCGCTGAAAAAGGTTAGCGTATACATTGGCCGCCGAAGCTATGAGCTTATCATTGAGCAGCCGGAGGAGTGGCTGGCGGTGATAAGGGAGACGTATGCCTTATACAAAGACTCTCCTATTGGCCACGTCATGCACAAATACTATGACAACTACGAAGACAGGCACGTCCAGCCGGAGGTTATCAGCGGGCTGCAGGGAGTGAGCCGTCAGACGTTCTACGCCTGGCGTAATGAGTTTTTGAGTGATGCTGCAATAATAGCAGCGCAGCATGGAATAAAAAAATTTTAAGCATTGCCGTTTTGTACTTTACAAATCGGCGCTTTTGACGTGGTAAAATAGTATTGTGCAAAATAGCAAGTAAAAACAAAGGCCCTGACGGAGCGTTCCGCCGGGGCTATTTTTATGCCAAAAAACAAGGGAGGTGAAGGCACTATGGCACAAGCAAAAAAAGCAGTCAAAAAACCTGTTAAAAATTCCGGTAAAAAATCTACCCTAAAAGCGGGTAAAAAAACCACGTCGGAAATACTCAGTCCGGCGCAGGAGAAATTCTGCCTGGAATACCGCAAGCATGAGGGTAACGGCACTGCTGCAGCCATAGCTGCCGGGTACAGTGAGAGGACCGCCGCACAGCAGGCTACAAGGCTGTTAAGAAATGTTAACATTATGAAGCGTATAAAAGAGCTGGCAGATGACGCTATCAGAAAGCAGATTATCGGGCTGGATAAACGCGCTCTAGTGCTCAGTAAAATTGCCGAAGATGATGCTGCTGATGTGCAGGCCAGAATCAGGGCGATTGATGTTCTGAACAAAATGGATGGCGTGTATGTCATCAAGACTGAAGTTAAGATTAGCGGCAACGTTAATGTGTTGCTGAAAAGGCGAAAGAAGGAGTAATGGACCATGAAACCTCAAATTAGCCAGGAAGACTACGATGCTTTAGTAGGCTATCTTGCTGAGTGCCAGCATGATCCGGAGCTTTTCGTAAAGCTTTCTTTCCCTTGGGGTGAACCTGATACTCCGCTGGAGAATAAAACAGGTCCTGAGAAGTGGCAGCTTGACATACTGCGTGAAATAAAGGACGAAGTAAAAACTGCTGATGTTGCCATACGTGAAGCAGTAGCCAGTGGCCACGGCATTGGCAAATCAGCTCTGGTGAGCTGGCTCATTCTTTGGGCGCTGGGTACTTGCTCTGATACGCGCGGCGTTGTTACCGCTAACACTGAGGCGCAGCTTCGCACTAAAACATGGGCAGAGCTTAACAAATGGTACAACATGTGGATAGCTAAACCATTGTTTGATTATACTGCGACAAGCATTTTCTGCAACGTTGACAGTAACGAAAAGACTTGGCGTATAGATGCAATTCCGTGGAGTGAAACAAATTCTGAAGCGTTTGCTGGCTTGCATAATCAGGGCAACAGAATTTTGATTATCTTTGACGAAGCATCAGCGATACATGACACCATCTGGGAAGTTACGGAAGGTGCCCTGACTGACGCGGATACGGAAATCATCTGGTGCTGCTTTGGTAACCCGACACGTTCCAGCGGCCGCTTTTATGATTGCTTTCACAAGCACAGAAATTATTGGCATACTCGCAGAGTAGATAGCCGCAGCGTAAGCTTTTCTGATAAAAAGCAGATTGAAGCGTGGCGTGAAATTTATGGCGAGGACAGCGACTTTTTCAAGGTCCGCGTGCGTGGCGAGTTCCCTTCTGCCAGTGATAAGCAGTATATCTCTCAGGATATCGTGGATGAAGCACGGAAAAGGGTACTCAAGACATATCAGTATAATTTTGCTCCGGTTATTATTGGCGTAGATCCTGCGTGGACCGGCGCGGATAAAATCTGCGCATACCTGCGTCAAGGTAATTACAGTAAGCTGCTCTTTGAATATCCGAAGAATGATAACGACCTGCAGCTTGCGGGTAAGATTGCGGCGCTGGAGGATGAATACCACGCTGATGCAGTCTTTATTGACCTTGGCTATGGTACCGGCATCAAGAGTGCAGGCGATGCCTGGGGCAGGAATTGGACGTTGGTATCGTTCGGCGGCACAAAAGGCATACCGCCTAACTGTGTAAACAAGCGCGCTGCGATGTGGCAGGATATGCGGCGTTGGCTTATGGAGGGTGGAGCAATATCACCTGATGACAGCGTGCTGGCTGATGACCTCGTAGGACCGGAGCTTGCTCCGCGTGATGATGGCAGAGTGCAGCTGGAGAGCAAGGAGAGTATGAAAAAGCGTGGGCTTCCATCTCCTAACAGGGCGGATGCATTGGCGCTTACCTTTGCTTTTCCGGTGCTGAGCAGAAAACAGGAACATGAATACGCCTGGAGCGTCGACAATGGCGCGCAGGAAGAATATGATCCGTTTCATGGAATGTGGTAGGAGGTGAGACCATGGAAGAAATCATTATGCAGCTGCATGGCGGCGGTGGTGGTGGCGGCGGAACGCAGATTAAGCAGAACGCACCCGGAAGCCAGAGCGCCGCAACTATTGACAGCGCAACTGAAGGACAGCGTGAATCGCTGCGTGAAAAGCTGAGCAAGGCAAGAGGCCGTAACTTTACCAACAAGACCGGCGGCAGCATGGTAGATACAATCAAGAAAGCATTGCTGGGTGAATAGCAATGTTTGAAGAAATCTATCGAGACACAAAGCTGCTGAAGGATAAGCGCTTCGTGCTGGAGCAGATGTACCAGCGGCGCACGTCGTTTGAACCGACGTGGCAACTGCTGTCACGGTATATCGTTCCTTACCGAGGGCGCTTCCATGAACGCGGCGGCAGCATGGACGGAGAGCGGCGTGACCGCTATCTTATCGACCCTTATCCGATGGATGCTGCAGGCAAGTGCGCTGCAGGCCTGCAAAGCGGATTGACGTCCCCGAGCCGTCCGTGGTTTGAGCTGTCTTTGGCCGACCAGGAAAAGGCTGAATATCATCCGGTGCGTCAATGGCTGGATGATGTGCGTGACGTTATGATGGCCATATATGCACGTGGCAATACATACGCTATGCTGTACGATATCGAGGCTGAGCTTTGCCAATTTGGCACGGCAGCAGCGCTGATGATGCAGGACTATGATACCGCTCTCTGGCACCGCAGCTACACCTGCGGCGAATATGCAGGCGGTGTGGATGCAAGAGGCAGGCTTTATTCCTTTGGCAGGCGTTTTGAATTGACCGCTCCACAAATGGTAGCGGAATTTGGCATTGATAACGTGAGCGTGGCCGTAAAGACCGCGTACAACAACAATGACCATACACAGCGCTTTGAGGTTGAAATGCTCATCGTCAAAAACAATGAGTATAAGCCTGAGCTATTAAAGCCCGGTAACTTCCCTTGGCAGAGCTTTTATTGGGAGCGTGGCAATCAGCAGCAGTTCCTGCGTATCAGCGGTTACAAGGAGCAGCCATTTATTATGCCGCGTTGGACTAAGGTGGCCAACTGCGAATATGGTTATGGTCCTGGGCATAATGCCTTGGGTAACTGTATGCAGCTGCAGCGTATCGAGAAAGCAAAGCTCCGCTGCATGGATAACGAGGCTGACCCGGCTATGATGTTCCCGGCAAGCCTGAAGAAAGTCAACCGCCAGCCTGGTGCAAACAACTTTATTCCCGATGGTACGCAGACGAATGCTTATCCGATGATACCGCCGGGAGCAAAGCGCTACGAAGGCATGATAGCCTTGAGCAACGATAAACGCCAGCAGATAAGCGCTACGTTCTATAATGACCTTATGGTAATGCTGACGCAGGCGCAGAACAATCCGCAGATGACCGCCAAGGAAGTCGCGGAACGTCACGAGGAGAAAATCCTTATGCTGGGGCCGGTGCTGGAGCAGTTCCATAATGAGGTTCTGGACCCGCTGACCTTGCGTACGTTTGGGCTCTGTATGCGCAACGAGCTTTTTCCGCCTATGCCGGAAGAGATTACTGCAGATGAGCTGAAGGTGAACTTCGTGAGCCTTTTGGCGCAGGCGCAGAAGATGGTAAGTCTGCCGAGCGTGCAGAATGTACTTGGCATGGTAGGCAACGTAGCAGGTATCTATCCTGAAGCTGCCGACATTATCAACATCGACAACGTAATCCGTGAGGTTGGTGTTATCAGCGGTACGCCTGAGAAAATCATGCGCAGCGAAGATGAGGTGCAGCAGCTCAGAGAGCAACGCCAGCAGGCACAGGAAGCACAGATGCAGCAGGCGCAGATGGCACAGGGCGCAGAAGCGGCCAAGACCGGCGCAGAAGCAGCAAGGCTTTTAAGTGAGGTGCCGTCCAATACGGATAATGCTCTGGATGATATGCTGAGCAGAATGGGGATGAGCTGATGGAAAAGCAAAGATTTGCCGAACTGCTCGTAAACGTCATGCAGACGCAGACGGGCAGGGAATTTATTTATGAGCTGCTTGACACAATGGAAGTGCATGTTCCCAACTATGTTGTCGGGCAGCAAAGTGTCATGGGGTATGAGATTGGCCGGCGTAGTGTCGGCGAAGAACTGCTCCGTATGCTGAGAGATGATACTGAGGAAGGCCTGCAGCTGGAGCTGCTGATGCGGCAGGAAGCGCGGGACCGTCCCAAAGAAAAACGAAAAGATGAATTCTATGACCAATTTGAAGGAGGTAATGTATAATGCGAAAGAAATGGTTGTACTTTCTGGCTCCTGACGGCGGCGATGCTGGCGGCGGTGAAGGCGGAGCTGGTGGCGATGGCGGCACCGGTGGTGACGGTGGTGCTGCAGGTGGCAGCAAAAGTATCTTTGATAACCCTGACGGCGGCAATCCCGCTGGTGATGATGGTGGAAATCCTCCTGGTGACGGTAGCGGCAACCCTGCTGGTGATGGCGGCGGCGCTGGCGAAGTACCGGAAAACTATGAGTTTAACCTGGGCGAAGGCCTTACAATCACCGATGAACAGAAAACAGCATTTACCGCCATAGCTAAGGATGCAAAGCTTTCTCAGGCACAGGCTGACAGCTTGCTGAAAATGCACAGCGAGATTATTAACGGCTATATGCATGCTGCAGAAGATGCCATTGAAAAAAATATTGCTGAATGCCAGAAGCTGGGGCTGACAAGTCAGGAAAACCTTGGCTTTGCCAGAACAGCTGTAAATACCTTTGGCGGCAGTGAGGCAATGCAGGTATTGATTGATACCGGTGCTATCAATCATCCTGCTGTCTGCAAGCTCTTTGTAACTATCGGCCAGCTTATCAGCGAAGATAAACCGGCAGATACTCATGCTGGCGGCGGTAAGGGAACCCCGCGGGCAGAAGATATCCTATTCCCTAACAGCAAATACTAAAGGAGTGAATTAAATGGCACAAACCGGACTTTATAACAACACTGGCCTGGCAACTATGTATGATATTGCACAGCAGTATCGCTCTGCAGGTAATGAAGCAGCGGCGCAGGTCGTAGAGCTGCAGGCCAAAACCAACCGTCTCTGGGAAGTATTCCCGATGAGAACCTGCAACAGCGGCAGCGTTGAAAAAGCGCTTATCAGAACCAGCCTGCCGGATGTAGCATGGCGTATTATTAACCGTGGCGTTGCACCTACTAAATCCAGCACTGGCCAGGCAAGCTTTACTACTGGCGGTGTTGAGGCTATCGCACAGATTGACGAGCGACTGATGAAGCTCAACAAGAACAGCAATACCTATCGACTTAATGAAAACTATGCACATCAGGAAGCTATGAGCCAGAAGATGTCTACTACCTTCTTCTATGGTGATGAACAAATCAATCCTGCAGGCTTTACCGGTCTTGGCGCTTTCTACTATGATAAGGCTGGGCAGGATGAAATCTACGCTAATCAGATTGTTGATGCGGGCGGTACCGGTAATAATCTGACCTCTCTTTGGGTAGTGACCTTTGCACCTGATACTGTTTACGGTATCACTCCGGAAGGCGTCCCTGGCGGTTACAGCTATCGTGACAACGGACGTGTTAAAGTGAGAGATGAGAACAACCTTGAATACTGGGGCTATGAATCTCAGTACAACTGGGACGTAGGCCTCTGCGTACGTGACCCACGCTATGTAGCACGTCTGGCCAACATTGATACTACCAATACCAGCAGCACTGACTTCATCGATAAACTGATTGAAGTATATGACTGCATTGAAAACCCTGACCATGGCCGTACAGTTATCCTCTGTAACCGTAAGGTTCAGACCATGATCAATATCATTGCACAGAAGAAAAACAATGTTAACCTTTCTCTGGAAGACTTTGGCGGTAAGCGTATCCAGCATTTCTGGGGCTCTCCCATCCTGCGCAATGATGCTATCCTGAGCACTGAAACTAAAGTGCCGGTAGAATAAGGAGGTAAGAACATGGCTGTAATGATTGATGCAAAGCTTATTCTTTGTGAAAATGTCGATACTGCAGCGACTGTCACCAGTAAGGCGCTTGATATCGGCCGCAACAAATCTTTGAGACCGCTCTATGTTGATGTTAAACTGACTAAGGGCGTAACTGCCGGCCGCGTAAAAAGCGTAGAGCTGCAGTCCAGCGCTGACGAAAGCTTCTCTACTCCGATCACTGAGATGGTGGTGACTATCGGCAAAACTGCCGAGCAGCAGAAGCACACCTGCCAGCTGGCGCAATTCTTCGCGTCTATCCAACCGCAGGGCCGTTATGTCCGCGTAAAAATCACCGGTGATACTACCGTTCCGGCAGACGGCAAGATTTGGGCATATCTGTCCCCGGATATCCAAGTGCCGGTATGAGATACAAAGTAATTCGCACCTGCTATTGGCAGCGCAGACTTTGGGAAAAAGGCGAAAAGGTGGAGCTGGAGGGAAATGTACCGGAGCATTTCAAACCGCTCTATGATCCAGCCGAAAGATTGGCCCTGAACAAAAATGCTGACGAGCTTTCGGATGAAGAACCTACGAACGAAACGCCTTCCAACGAAGTGCTTTCGGATGAAGAACCTTCGGACGAAACGTCTGGCAGCATGGAAAAACCGGATATCATGCCTTCTTCTTTGGAAGATATGAATGTTGGCCAACTGCAGAAGTTGGCACGTGCAAACGGCCTGGAGCCGCCGAAGAAAGCAAAAAAACAAGAATTGATTTCCGCTCTGCGCGGAGAATAACATCGGGCCGGAGCTTATTCCGGCCTTTTGTTTTTTTTAGGAGGAAACCATGAACAATATTGAAATCTGCAACCTTGCGCTTGGCCGTATCGGCGTAGACGAAATCAACCGCATGGATGAGGCAAGCCAGCCTGCAAGAATCTGTACACGTTATTTCAACTTTACCCGTCAGAATGTACTACGCCGCTTTCCTTGGACGTTCGCAACGAAGCGTGTGCAGCTGGCGCTGCTTAATGAAACGGCACCTGATTATAAATACGTCTATCAATATCCTTCTGATGCGCTGGCCATACGCCTTATGTACAATGACAGCTTTGTTGGACTGCCTAAGGATAACTACTTCCGCATTATGAACGGCAACGGCGGACGCAAGATATACAGTAATATCTCTAACGCCTACGTGGAATATACTGCAGACGTAAAGGACAGTGAAACCTTCGACAGCCAATTCATTGAAGCCTTCAGCTGGAAGCTGGCGGCGGAGATGGCGTTTGCTTTGACCGGTAATATGAACCTTGCGACAAATGCTATCCAGGCATACAATGCTTACTTTACGGAAGCAGCAGGCGAGGATGCTGCAGAAGACAATCAGGAAGAAGCTGTACAGGATAGATTGGCCAACGCCAGATGGGAGGGCTGACAATGGGACTGTATCAACTGAAGCCCAGCTTTGCCGGCGGTGAATTGTCGGATAGCATGTACGGCCGCGTCGATATCAACAAATATGATAGCGGCGCTGCCACGTTGAAAAACTTTACGGTGCAGCGTTATGGTGGCGTGCGTAACCGCAACGGCTTCCGGCACATTGGCGTAACCTATGGAGGCAAGCGTGCCTTCTACATACCATTTCTGTATAACGCCAATGAAACCTATATCATAGAAGTCACTGCAGGGCATTGCCGTTTTCTGTATAATGGCCAATACATAGTAGAGGATAACGGAGAGCCTTACACGATAAGCAACAATCTTAATGCGGCCGACCTGCAGGGCATCTGCAAAATAAAATATACACAGAGTGCTGACGTGCTTTTTATCGTGCATCCTGACCATTATCCTATGACGCTTACGCGCTACAGTACATATGACTGGCGCTGGGAACAGATGCCGATAACAGGCGGTCCGTTTGAGGACAGTAACGGCTCTGCAGCAACAGAAGAAGAACAAATTACACAGGTGTACCGTTATGGCGCTGGAACCTATGAACTGACATTGCCTGATACCGTTACCAATATTTCGGTGGAGTTGGCTGGCGCTGGCGGCGGCGGGAGTGGAGTAGCATCTAGCCTTGAGCAGTTTATTTCTCCTGGTGGTGATGGTGGTGTTGGTGAATTGATAAAATTCACTACAACTGTTGTTGCTGGAAAAAAATATACATTATCTGTTGGTACTGGTGGTGCTGGTGGCAATGGAGCGGTAAGCAATAACTACTTCACACAGAATACTTCGCAGGCTGGTGGAAATGGTGGTGAAAGTGTAGCATTTGGGAAAACAGCAAGAGGAGGACAGGGAGGCGGAAGCGCCGTGCAAAACGGAAGCAAAGGCCATGCTGGCAGTAATGGAACTGGTTATATAGGTGGTGGCAGTGGTGGCACCAAGGGTACAGACAGAGCAAATCCAAATGGCAAAAGCGGCGGTGACGGATTCTGTAATATCCGCTTCCGTTATGGCAGTAAGGCAGCGAAGTTAACTGCCAGCGCAATCGAAGGCGAAGTCACATTAACAGCGAATAAAGATATCTTTGAAAAGGACAATATTGGCAGCCTTATTGAGCTGACTCATTATAAAAAAAGCGAATACAAAAAAGGTGTGCCTGATACAACGGATGCGCTGCTGGTAAGCTGCCTGCCAGGCTCTAGCGTCTATGTAGAGAGCTTCGGCTTTTGGAAGGGAAACTTCTCATTGGAAAAATATAACGAGAACAGCTCGATGTGGGAGCTTGTAAGAACGCAGGACGGCAATCACAGCCAGAACTACAATTTTACTGAAAAAAACGAGGAGGAGTATATCGTCAGGTACAGGGTAACCTCAACAGAATTTGATACTACCATCTGGAGCGGCGAGAACGAAAAGCAGACCGGTTATGTCACTTTGCAGAGCTTCGGCAATGATTATAGCGGTATTATAAAAATCACCGAGTACATCAGCGGCAAAAAGGTTAAAGGCAAGGTGCTGCGTACGATTGGCAGTACAGACGCTACGCAGATCTGGGCTTTTTCTCCGTGGAGCAGGAGCAAGGGCTATCCGACTGCAGCAGGCTTCTTTGAGGACCGTCTGGTATTTGCCGGCAGTACAAGATATCCGCAGACGTTCTGGAGCAGTAAGGTAGGAGATTATTATAATTTCGGTACATCAACACCGGTGGTAGATGATGATGCGGTGACGGCAACTCTCAACGGCGGCCAAATGAACGGCATCAAAGCAATGGTAGCCTTTGGAGAATTGATTCTGCTGACGAGCGGCGGCGAATATAAGGTAAGCGGTGGCCAGGGCAAAGCACTCACGCCTAGCAATACTTTAAGCCAGGCGCAGGAATACCGCGGCATATCTGACGTGTTGCCGGTAACGGTAGGCAGCAGAATTGTTTTTGCGCAGCAGCAGGGCAACATCATCCGTGACTTGGCATACAGCTATGAGGCTGATAAATACACCGGCGATGACCTTAACCTCCTATGCTCTCATCTCTTCGATGGCCATAAAGTAGTAGCTATGACCTACCAGCAGACTCCGGACAGCATCATATGGTTTGTCCGTGACGATGGCCTGCTCTTGGGACTGACCTATATTAAGGAGCAGGATATCTACGCATGGCATAAGCACAGCATTAAGAACGCACGCTTTGTCAATGTCTGCTGCATCCCTGGCGGAGAATGTGACGAGCTTTATGCTGTCATAGAACGTAACGGCCAATACGAGAACGTTATGCTGGAAAAGAGGAACGATAATGATGTGCCGGAAGAACAGATCTATGTTGACGACGGCATAACCGTACGTGGTAGCGATATAAAAGAGGTAACAGGCCTGACGTGGCTGGAGGGTGAAACCGTGGCCATACTGGCTGACGGAAACGCGCTGCCGCAGCAGAAGGTGGAAGGCGGCAAGGTTACGCTGAGTGAAAAGCATGGCTACAGTGTTGTACATGTGGGACTGCCTATTGATGCAGTCATAAAGACACTGCCGATAGAATTCCAGATGCAGGACGGTAGTTCTATCAGTCGCAAGAAACGCATAGGCAATCTTTCTGTTCTCTTTAAAAACACGCGTGGCGGACTGTATGGCCTGAGCGAGGAAAAACTGGATGAAATCAAATGGCGCGATACCGAAGCATATGGCCAGCCTACAAAACTTTTCACTGGCAAGAAAAAAATCGTCCTGCCTGCTGCAGGCTGGGACGAAACGCAGCAGCTTATCATTAAGCAGGATGCGCCGCTGCCGATGACGGTACTGGCCATTGTGCCGGAGATTGTGCCGGGAGGATAATATGGCGGAATATACTTTTGGTCGTCCGTCGGATGGAGATATTGAATACGTGGCTGCTCATCTGCGGCAGGACAACAGGCAGGAGCTGGCGGCGTTGTATGGCGCTGGGCATGAGCTGGATGTTTTAAAAAGAAGCGTCAGATACAGCGAACTGATTGGCTGCTTTTATATTGACGGCGTGCCTGCAGCTATCTATGGAGTAAGAAGCCCGGCTGCAATATGTGCCGTAAAGTGCGTATGGCTGCTCATGACCGACGAAACATTGAAGCATAGACTAGTAGTAGGGCGATATACCAAACGCTTTCTGAGGGCGATTGTGGCGGCCTATGGGCCTATGTCCAATAAGGTTGATGCTGGGAACGCAGAAATCCTGCGCTGGCTCAGATGGCTTGGCGCTGAGATATCGGAGCCGATGCAATGCGGAATCTACAATCTGCCGCACAGGGAATTTTATTTTGACGAAAGAATTTTAAAGGAGGGATAGCATGGGCGTAGGAGTAATGATTGGTGCAACTCTCTTGGGCGGTTATCTGCAGGGACGTGCAGCACGTCAGCAGGCCAACGCGCAGGCGGCGCAGGCTCAGGCTAATGCTGATATCGCCTATAACAATGCGCAGAAGCTGCAGGAACAGGCCGAGAAGCAGGCGCAGAACAATGAAATCAACGAGGAAAACAAACGTCGCAGGCTGCTGCAGCTGCAGGGGCAGCAGAGAGCCAACATCGGAGCGGCCGGAATCACGGCAAGCGGCAGTGCATTGGCGGCGATGGCAGACAGCCAGTTTAACCAGGAGCAGGAGCTTGCCTTTGAAAGATACAATGCACGTCAGCAGGTAGATAATATCTTCCAGCAGAGTACGGACAATGTGAACCAGGGCGATATCTATGCGTCGAGCGCCAGGGCATACCGCAAGGCCGGCAAGCGTGCTATGATGAACAGTATGCTGCAGGCAGGGTTGAGCGTGGCGGCTAATCTTTACACAGCCAAAAGCATGGGAGCATTGAAAAGCTCAGCCGGTAAAAGCGTAGGCCTGCAAAACTACAGTGTACCCGGCTACACAGAAATGAAGGGACTGCCTGCTCATACCGGTGACGGCATCTCGAGCTACAGTAATGATGGCTGGGCAAAAGCAAAATGGTAAAAATGTCATTTTGTACTTTACAAATCGGCAAAGGACGTGTGGTAAAATGATAATGCGGAAGGGAAGCCATCCTCCCATTTTCATCATACTCTATAAAAATTAGCAACGTAGAAAGCATCTGAGGACAAGCCTTGGGTGCTTTTTGCGTATATAGGAAAGGAGCAGAACATGGCAGTAATTGATGTTTACGAGAACCAGGCAAAGCTAGGTACGCCTGCAGGCCAGACGAGCGGTGTGCATCCTGATATGGGCGGACAGATGGCGCTGGCAAGGGCAAATGCAAATCTTACCAATACGATGGTAGAGGGAGGACAGAAGTTCTATGAGCAAATAGCCATTGCGGACGTGATGAAGGCTAACAATGATTACAATATGCAGATGAGCAGGCTGCAGAATGAGCTGCTGCAGAACAAGGAAGAAAATGCCAGGGATAACCTTACCAAGTACGAGGAAGGGCGCAAGAAGATTATCAATGGCATTATGCAAAAAGGACCGTCTACGTTGCGCGGCGTGCTGGGGAGCAAGGCGTTTTTCAATACTATAGACCGCGACTGGACGGGGCAGAGGGCGCAGATGGAGCGTTATACCATGGGTGAGATGGAGAAGTACCAGGATACGCAGCTTAACAATCAATACAAATTAGCTTTGAAGGACGTAGCTGTAAACTGGCACAACAATGATGATCTGGACGCTGTTATGCGCCGCGGCGATTTTATGACTGCAGCAAGGTATGCCAATTATGGCCAGGAAAAGATTACTGAAGCAAGCAACAAATGGAAGGCTGCGGTAGCAGAGACAGCAGCGCAGGCTGCTATCAATTCAGACAGCAGCGAAGGATGGACGCGTGGCGGTGAGATACTGCAGGCCTACGGTTATCTTATGGACCCGCAGAAACGTATCCAATACGATAAGATTATCAGCGCGAGGGAGAAAAGCAATAATCAGCTTAATACCTTTGCCGGCATCTATGCCAAGTATGGCAGTGATATAAACGGCGGTGTGCAGGCGCTCTTGTCTACGCAGACCGGTACGGCAGATATCGCCAAAGGTTTGGCATTTGCACAGGGTGAGGAAGGCAAGGCTTGGGGCAGCAATCAGTGCGCTAACTTTGTGAAAAAATATATTCAGACGGCTGGCGGTGATTATGACATTACCAGCAGCCTGGCTGACGGTACCTACCTTAACGCAGAACGTAAAGGGCTGACGTTTAATGACCGTAAACAATTAAGGGACGGAGATATTGTCTATTGGCAGGTAGATGGCAGCAAGTACGCTACGAGCGACAACCCGGATGATGTGCATTCTGACACTAAGGCCTATAAGGGTATTACCCATGTCGGTATATACAATGCCAAGACCGGCAAGGTTATCCAGAGTGGTGAGCATGGAGTGAGTGAGCTGGCGCTGGATGCTGCCGGATATCATACGGTAGGCTACAGCCATATCGGCGGCAGAGCTATGGACGCAACAGAGCGTGAAGAATTAAAAAAAGGTTATATGCAGTACGCGCTGCAGCAGGTGCAGCAGAAGCGTACAAGCACTAACCTTATGGTGGAAAGAGCTTCGGATGAAATGTTTGCTGCCTACAATAATGGCATACGTGACCCGGCGTACTTTGAAAACATGGCCAAACAGATAGCAGGCAATGATTATAGCGCTTATAATACTTTGCACGCTGTAGCCAAGAGCTTTACATCTCCAGGTGTACATAAATTAACTGTAGGCGAGGCTTTAGAAATCGAGGATGCCATAGACAAGGGCGGACTGTCGCAGGATGAGCTGATTCAGAAGTTGTCTGATGCAGGCTGCAGCACGGAAACAATTATGAAATACGTGCATATGAATAAGCAGGCAGCGAAAGCTGCAGCTAGGGGCGAAGGCAAGGCAGCATTTGACTGGGACGGCGTTATGGAAGCCTTTTACAGCAAGATGGGCGGAAGAAATAAGGTGCCGGAAGCGTGGCGTCCGGGATTGAAGCGGTACGCCAAAAGAGCAATAAACGAATACATAGCTAAAGAAAACCGCACGCCTACCGTAGACTGGGTGATGGATATCATGGAGCAGGGACTGGTTAAGGGTGTCGGCGGTGTTACGGTAGAAGGCGAACACTTCTGGAACAGTGATATATCATACAATATGGCACAACTTGGCAACCATGATATCTATCATATTAGTAATGCGGATGACGGTTACGTCAATGTATGGTTTTATGGCAATGCTCAGCCGGTGCGCATGAGCAAGGCAGCGTTTAAGCAGACGATGGGAGAGTAACATTATGGGAACTTTTAATTTCAGTAATATGCAAGGTGGCCAACAGCAGGAAACTCAGAACATTCCGCGTGAATTTCGTCCTGCTGTTGAGCAGGCGAAAACGGAACCGGTCGGCTCTTACGGTAACAACAAAACAGACTTCTGGGACGAGGTGAAGAATTTTTTCTCCGGTGCTGATGTTGATACCGGTGCCGGCTTTATTGATGAAACAGGAACATGGAACAATGGCACTAAACAGGAGCTTGCTAAATACTATCCTACACAAAAGAGTGCGGAAGAACTCGAAAAGGACAGATTAGGCTCTTTGTGGGACAGAGCGTATAAAAAATATCATTACAGCAAAGACGATGTGTTGCTGGAGGCAAAGAAAATCAGCGCGGCCACAAACATCCCTGAAAATGCTATCCTGGCTAACGCTGATAATCTGGCTAATGCACGCAATGTATATAATTATCAGCAGAAGGCTATGGACCCGCAGGCAGTGTTTAAGGCCTACCCTGAGCTGAGTGAGCTGGCCAAGCTGAGTGATACTGACGCAGCTATTGCTCTGCATAACTTGAAGAACGTGCGCCAGACGCAGGGCATCATCGAAGCAGCTAAGACCGGCTGGGAGCTTGATAACCTGATGAGTGAGCGCGGCCGTATGGGCTACGCCGCTATGAACGGCAAAGAGCTGACGGATGCTGACTTTGCACGTTTGGGAGAAATTGAAAAAGCGCAGAAAAATTCCAAGGAGCTGCCAGGACTTTTTGAGGACCCGATGAGTGCTATTGTCGGCGGCACAGTGCAGAGCGGCAAGATGATGCTGCGTAATGCTCTTAATGGCCAGAAGATGGGCGTATATGGCGCTGGCTTCGGCGCGCTTCTCGGCGGTATTGCCGGCGGCGGTGCAACGCTGGGTGCCGGTACTGCTGCAGGCGCGGCCGCAGGTGCCAAGATTGGTTATAGTGTCGGCAGCCGTATCGGTATGGCGCAGGATATGTATGACGAAATCGCCGGCAACAATTACCTTGATTACAGAGGCTATAAGGATAAGCAGGGCAGGCAGCTGCTGACAGATAACCAGGCGCGCATCTATGCTGCTGTAGCAGCAGCACTGGAAACCGGCATTGAATTTGCTAACGCAAATAAAATCCTGAACGTCATCAAAGGCGGTGCAGGTGCGCAGAGCATCAAAGAGATTATCAGCAGTGCCAAAGACAGCACGGAGCTGCAGAGCCTGCTTGCCGCATATCTGCGTGACAGTGCCAAGAACATCGGAACAGTGGCCATCTCTGAGAGCGCGGAAGAAGGCGTGCAGGAGATGAGCAACAGAATTATTTCTGATATTGCTGCAGCAAACAATCCCGGCGGTGATATCCCGACATATACGGCAAAGGACGTTATCGTTGGCGGCCTAGAAGCAAGCTGGCAGGCATTGCCTGCGTCTATTGGCTTTGGCGCTGGTGCGCATGGAGCAAGCACGGTATCTTTCATGCGTCGTGCATCCGCGGCGCTGCAGCTGAAAAGCGAAGAACAGAGGGCTAACCTGCGTGATGCTAACGGCATATCTATGCTGAGAAGTCTTGCCGAGGATATCAAAAATAATGCTTTGTTTAAAAAAGCTCCGGAAGTATATAACGAGGTACTGAATAATCAGCTCAAAGGCACGGAGCTGGAAACTATTAACATAGATACAGAGTACGTTCTTAATCAGCAGGGCGGCTATGAGCTTTTGAAATCTGCAGCAAAGGCAGCAGGCATAGGCGAACAGTATCTTAAAGACATCATCGATACTAAGGCAGACTTGAAAATCAGTACAGCTGATTATGTATCTAAGCTGCTGCCGACTGAAATCGGCGCTCATCTGGAAGACTACATCACATTCTCTGATATCAGCGAATGCCTGGCACGCAACAGAGAATATGCCGGCAGGATGCGCCGCGAGATGGACCGCATATTGGCATACGAGAACCGCCAGCGTGAAGATGCTTTGAATACCTACCTTGACAATAACTTCCATACTCCGGAAACCCGTGAGATAGCAGAGGCAGTATTGCGCCGCTTCCCGGATAATCCTAAGGAAGGCGTAAAGGAAATCAGAAAATCGCTGCAGGCCAAGATTGACGAGCCGCTTAATCAGATTATCGAAGAGCTGGAAAAGGGTATGGGTAACGGCGTAGCTGTAGTAGAAATCCCGGAATATGATAATCAGATGCGTGGCCGTGGTATCAAGGTAAGCAATAACGACCCATGGTATCAACGCTACTATAAAGAGAATAAGCATAAACCCTCTAAGATGGAGCTGCGTGAGCTGGCGCGTGAGATTTGGGCCGGCCACAACGAATATGGACTCTTTGGCTGGGAAAACCGCACGCCGGAAGATAACCAATGGTATGAGAATAATAAGGCATCCATGGAAGCAACAGAAGAAGCTATCCGCAGATTAGATGCTTTGACTCCTGCTCTGGAAGCAATAGATCCGGGCGAACTCTCTATTACTGAAGGCCTGAGCGAAGAAGGATTTGAGGTATATCGTAAGCTGCGTGGCAAGCTTGAAGGCTCTGAAAGCAAAGAAGTGCGGCAGGCAGCACAGATGAGTGCTATCCTTGCCGCACGAATGGCAGACCGCATGGCTGAGCTGCATAGACAGGTTGGCCATACTAAATATACTGCGCTTGATTATGCGCGTACTATTGGACTTATCAGAAGTGAGAGTGAAGCTGCTGAGCAGAAGTTTAATCAGGCAGTAAATGTAGGTATAAATGAAAATACCAAATATAAACTTTTAGATTTAGATGTTTTGCAAGACAATATAGGCACCGACAAAGAAACTCCGGAGGCTAATCAAAAAGCCATAGATTACATTAAACATGTATTAACTGAAAATGAGCCGGTCACTACAAAAGATTTGTCAAGTGTATTTGATTTTAGCAAGATGAGTGAATATGATCAGCGTCATATTGTTTTGGCAAAATCGCAAAGAGGGCGAAAAAACAAAACGGAAAGGCAGGGAAGAAATTTAACCATCAGTAATCCTAGAGAGATTTTGCAAAATGCAGTTTTAGTTGAGATAAATCCATCAAAGCATTCTAATGAAGTAGACAATAAGTTACGTGAGGATATCAAAGGTTCATTGTCATATAGATTTGTTATACCAGTAAAGTTAAATGGACAGGCTCAAACGTTGGTCATTACTGCTATTGGGACATCTGCTAATGTACTAAAAAAATTAAACGAAGTAACTTTATACGAAGTTTACACAACAAAAATCCCGCCATCCCAGAGACAAGCTTCCCTGAAAGATGGCGGGATAGGGGATGCTTCAAAAGAAACAATTCCCTCTGAATATAGTTTAGCAGAGATTTTAGCAAAAGTCAAAGACCTTAATCATAAACCTTATGTTGATAAAGAAACAGGCAAGCTAATAATAGAAGACCAGATGGCTATAGGCTCTATGAAATTAGACCAGAAAGCATGGCATGGCACGCCTTACGATTTTGAAAGGTTTGATATTGGCAAAATCGGCGATGGCGTTGGTGACCAGGTACATGGCTGGGGCCTGTACTTTGCTAAGGATAGAAAAATATCAGAGGCATACAAGGAAGTGCTGGGGGCTGACGCTGGTGCAGTAATTGTAGATGGGGTTACGTACAAAATTGATGAGGAGGGAGATTGGGCAACAGCAGCAGGACAGAAGCTCATTGACAATGATCCGTTAGAATTTGTTCTGGATACGTTTGATGCAATGACCGGAAACAAGAATAAGGAAAGGGCAATAAAAAGTTTAAAGGAAAGAATTGCCGGAACCAAAAGAACGGCTAATACAGAAAGCTATATTGCTAAACTAGAAGAAGCGATAAACATTATTGAAAAAGCTGACGTGAAGTACGAAAATACTTCACGCCTGCTGAAAGTGGAAGTTCCAGAAAACGATGTATTGCTAGACGAACAAAAGACTTTCATTAATCAGAACAAAAATGTACAAGCGCTTTTGAAAAATACTATAGAATCTTTGGATGATGCGCGGTCAATGAAGTTCTGGGAAAATCTGCTGAACTTTAAATTAAGAGCTTTTGATAATGCTGGCAAGGTTCAGTTTAAGATTGATGGCTTCAATAAATTAGCAGATGGCATTGGTAAGCTTTTAGAGAGCAATTCTAATACATTTGGCTATAGAACGCTTGCAAGAAGCTTGGAAAGATACGGATATAGCAAAGAAGAAATTGAAAAGCTAAAGTCAGATGGTGAGTATCGTAATCAAGAACAAGAGAAGCTCAGAAGCCAGGCTGCTGCTTTAGAAGAAGAATTAGAGCGTGCCAAAGCAGAAGATGCTGCTGCAAAAGAGGAGGTTATCAATCAGGCAAAAGCTGATATTTCCGGTACTTTGGGGGGCATGTTTTCCGGCAACAAGATTTACGATGCTCTGGCGAAGGCTATGGGCGAAGAGGATTATAATTGGCGTGGCGCGTCTGAGCTGCTTAATGAGCACGGAATTAAAGGCATAGCTTACGAAGGTATGAAAGATGGCCGCTGCTTTGTCGTCTTCGATGATAAAGCCGTAGATATCATAGAGCGCTACAACCAATCTGCAGGCGAACGTGCCATGACTGCCAACATGGAGAAGCTGAAGGAAGCAAAAGAAATGCTGGCCAAAGATGCGGATATGGAAACCATCTACAAAAAGACCGGCTGGCATCGTGGCGCTGATGGTAAATGGCGTTTTGAGATACCGGATAATTTGGATAAGATAGATGCTGCTAAATTTCCGGAAGAAGGATATGCTATACCGTTAGGAGAGATATATAATAATCCTAAACTGTATGAAGCTTATCCGTGGCTAGCTGACGTCATGGTTCAGTCAGAACCGATGGAAGAGCAGACCTTGGGAGTAGCTGCTGGAGAAGGCTACATTGGAATAAACAGCAATCTGCTAGGAGACGGCATCAAGCAGGAGATAATCATAAACGGCATAAAGTATAAACGCGTAGTAAGCAAGGACGGGGCTAAGGCCGGCAAGTTCTTTTCTCATGGTGACGAGTTCATAGAGTATGCACTTAATCATGGTATTAAAAATAACACGTTTGACAAAAAGGCCGCAGTGAATAGTTTGAAGGAGCTGATACAAGAAAAAGAATCTGTTATAGAAAAACTTAAAAGCAAAAATAACAATGGGCAGTTTAATAAAGGCATACTGGACAGACAAAAAGAATTGAGCAAGATAAGAGAAGCAGCAGAGTTTGTCGGCAGGGCGGATATTAGTTTTAATGAAATCAAAAAGGCTGACAGAGATGTAGCAGCAGCTCACAAGAATTTAGCTGAAACTCTCATCCATGAAATCCAGCATATCATCCAGAATGCAGAAGGCTTTGCTGGCGGCGGCAGCCCGGCCAGAGTCAATGAACAGATGAAGCGCCAGATGCAGAAGTACGATGAAGAAATAGAGCGCCTGCATCCTAAAGGTAAAGAATATGTTACGGCCATGCTCGAATATGACATAGCTGACTTTGAACATGACACCGGTGAAATTTCCGATGCTGCTTTTTCTGATATCAAAAATAAGGTTAAAGAGCTGGAAGAACAGATACCCGAAGAAAAAGTAAAGCGCCTGCAGGAAATCAAGGAGCTGCAGACAGATTTGCAATGGCAAGCTGAAGACGAAAGCTCTAGCGATTATGAAAAATACTTCCGTTTGCATGGAGAGCAGGAAGCCAGAGTAGCATCAATGAAAGCACGGCTCTATACCATGGGCGCAAGCCAGGAAAGAATTGATAACGAAGTGTTGAACGCTATCGATAATCCTATCATTGTATTTGGCGGCAGAAGCTACAGCATGGACTCTGATCAGCGCGGCTTATGGCAGCTCAAAGGCCAAACTGCCTTTAAAACTACCGGCGAGAAGGTTATTTCTCTGTTTAAGGCTGCAGACCAGTCGACATTTATGCATGAGATGGCTCATATCTATCTGCATGATATGCTGGCGCTGGCAGAATTACCGAATGCTCCGAAGCAGCTGCTGGATGACGTGGTCACGATTAACCAATGGGCAGCATGGAACGATACGCAATTTGTCAAAGAGTACAAAGGCACTGCTATGGAGAGCGAATTTAAAAAGCTCAACGAGCAGATGAAAACTGCAGTTGCCAAAGGCTCCGTTGAAATCGAAGGCAAGAAAATGACATTGGAACAGATGCAGCGGCTCTGGATGCAGGAACGCTTTGCCCGTGGCTTTGAAAATTATCTGAAGAGCGGTGACGCGCCTACTGAAGCAACGCGCAGTATCTTCCGGCGCTTCAAGCAGTGGCTGACTAAAATCTATCGTGCGTTCAGCCAGATTGGCGGTGCTCCGTCCAAAGAGGTTAAAGCAGTTATGGACCGCATGATTGCCAGTGAAGATGAAATCGACATTGCTATGAGGAAAAAAGGCGTGGATGATTTCGCCGAAAGCGGCGGCATGGACTATCTGGAAGGAAGCACGAAGGACGTATATCGCCGTATGGTAGAGCGTGCCAAGGCTGACGCAGAGGAAAAGGTGCTCAAGATAGCACTGAAGGACGTCAAAGAAGATTACCGGCAGCAGGAAAAGGAACTGTTTGAGCGTGAAGAAGCGGAATACCGAGAGAAGCTGGCCGCAGAACCGGTATTTATTATTCAGGAGCATATCAAGAATAACCCTGATATGAGCACGTCTGCTATCTGCGAAACACTGGGCAAGAACGTGGAAGATTACGTTAAGCAGCTTAGAGAGTATGGCGGTAGCTTGGATGCTGCAGTAAAAGCTCATATGAAAGAATTTAAGGAAGGGATAGATAACAGCGGCATAGATGCTCAGTATTTCCGTGAACGTGCGGAAGAAGTCGTGCAGGAGAGCAAATACCGTAAGCTGGCCACGGCGATGGAGCTGGAAGCTTTTGAGCGCATTGCCAAAAAGCAGCGTAACCTGACTACCAAAATTGAGGCCGAAGGTAAGAATGATGCTGCAGAAAAAGGCGTCATTAAGACGGTAGATAAGATGACCAGGCAGAGCAAGCAGATAGAAGAGCTTACTGCAGAAACAAAGGGACTGAAGCAGGATAAGCGTGAACTGCTTGCTAATGTGCGTGGCCTGCGTGATGCAGCACTCAGCCATTACAAGGACTATGTGCAATATGTCGAGATGAAGCTGGAGGTTATGCCTATTGAGGACGCCAACAACTACCAGATGTGGCGCAGAAAGTCGGCGCAGGCGCAGTATAATTCTGAGCAGTCTCTTGTCAAAGGCAACTGGGATAAGGCCGTCAAATACAAACAGGCTCAGCTGATCTATGATATGTTTGCTGACAGAGCTGTCCGCAACGCCAAGCAGACCAAGAAGATTGAAGATGGCCTGAAGCGTAAGCAGCAGACAATCAGCAAGGCGAAGAATATATCTGCAGATGAACGTTATGCGTATAATCATCTTATGTATGTGTTTGGCTTTTCTGACGCAGATGCACCGGTACCGCCGCATTATGGGGGCATCATGGAAGTGCTGATGAAAGCAGATGCTACAAGGGAAGAAGGCGGCCTTATGCTGGAGTCTCCGTTCTTCGGACCGGATGGCCAGACCAATCTCCCTGAATGGTTCCTGCAGGCGGCAATGAACAGCAATAAACGTAAAGCAGGGCATAAGGATTTGAGCAATATGCAGGTTGATCTGGTGGCACAGGTTATGCATATCATCTATAAGCGCGGCATGGATAACATGAAGCTGGCCACGATTAAAACCAAGGACGGCAGAACCCTGACTGTTGACGAAGCAGTTGCTGAGATTGAAGGGCAGACACGCCAGCGCATGATAGAACGCACTAACGCTGACCCGACTGGTGCCAATAAAAACAGATGGCAGGATGATGCTGCAAACTTTATAGACCAGGCTGACAGGGTGCTGATTAAGCCGGAGGTGGAGCTTAAAAAGCTGGGTGATGTGGCGCTGCGGTATATCTACGACCCGCTGAAGGAAGCTGCAGACAAAGAGCTGAAGATGGCCGTGAATATGCAGAATAAATTAAAAGGACTGTTTGATGCTTACTCTCCCAAGGAACTGGCAGATATGCGTAACAAACGCCTCTATGATTTTGGTTCGTCAAAGATTACCAAGGAACAGGCAATTATGATTGCGCTTAACTGGGGCACTGAAACGAACCAGCAGCGCGTTCTGGACGGCTATCACGTCAACGTAGCGCAGGTTAAAAATGTGCTGCAATATCTGGATGAGCGCGACTGGAACCTCGTCAACAGTATCTGGAAGCTCTACGATATCCATTGGGACCAGATAAGAGAGATTGAAGCACGCATGACCGGTGCCGTGCTGCAGAAGCAGGAAGCCAAAGGCTTTGTTGTTGTCGGGCAGGACAGAAAAATCTATACTTTAAATGGCGGTTACTTCCCTATTAAATACGACCTGCGGGATTTGCGTACGCAGGAGCAGGCTGACGCTGCACAGCAATCGGCAATGAGCAATATTGCAATGTCTTTAGGCAAGGGCTTCCTGAAAGAACGTACTCAACATAAGGTTGAGCGCAGGCTGGATCTTAGGTTTGAAGTTATCAGCGGCAGTATTACTGACGTTATTCATCTGGTGGCATTCCGTGAACCGGTACGCGACGTACGACGTATCGTGCTCAATGAGAATTTCAAAAACCTTGTCTATAATTACCTTGGCCAGAACGCTTATAAGAATCTGAAAAAGTGGACCAGCGATTGTTGGGCGGAAGAACCGATACCGAGGACGGCCTACGAAAAGGGCATGGCCAAGCTGCGTAACGCTCAGACAATGGGAACCATGGGCTTCAGGGTAACAACAGCGCTGCTGAATATCGCCAACGCTCCGAGCGTAGCTCATTATATGGGTGCTGCTGAGCTGCTGCATTCGCTCAAAAAGTTTTACAGTGCTCCGCGCCGGTATACGGACTTTGTTTTCCAGCGCTCTGTCTTTATGGCGGAACGTGCGGAAACCATGGATGCCAGCATCCATGATGCGCTGAAAGGACCTAATATCCTAGATGGTATTCCGGGCATTGGCAAGGCTGGCGAGGCTATCAAAAACAACGCGTTTAAGATGATAACCTGGACAGATTTGATGCTGGCATTGCCGCTTTGGCAGCACGAATACGAAAAGACCTACAATGCAGAGGTGGATGCAGGACGTTCGCCGCAGCAGGCGAGGGAAGCAGGCGTAAATGCCGGCGATGCTGCAGTGCGCTGGTGCTTCGGCAGTGGCCGTACGGTAGATAAAGCTGCTATTCAACGTAAGGGCAGCGAGCTGATGAAGCAGCTTACTATGTACTACAGCTATAACTCTACAGTATATAATGCTCTCAATTATAAATTATGGGAAGCAAAGGTAGGCTATAAGAAGGCTGTAGCGGCAAGCGCAAAGAATAAAAGCACGGCTCTGATGAAAGCTGTAGCTCATGCTGGCGATGCGCTGCTGATGTGGGTACTGCTGTCGGCAGTTATCTCGGCGCTGCTGCGTGCTGGCGCAAGCGGTGACGATGATGACTGGAAGATTGAAAAGCTTATCAAGAGCATGGGGCAGGAATCTCTTACAGGCATCGTAGGTGGCATACCGGTGCTGCGTGATGCTGTACCTTACTTTATGGCCAAGGTGTTCGATGAGCATCAATTTGCTCCAAAAATTCCTATTCAGAATACCATTGAGCAGACAAACAGAGTTATCCAAAGCGCTGTTAGTGACAAGAAAACTATTAGCGATACACTGCGGGAGATGGGCAAGCTGACAAGCCAGGTTACCGGAGCACCCAGCACGTTGATAGATAGCTTTACAACAACGCTGCAGTATCTGGAAAGTGGCTTCGATGAAAGCGTTGCGGATTATCTTCGCGCCTTGATCTTTGATAAAAAGCTGAAGAAAAATCAAAAATAGTCATTTTGTACTTTACAAAACGGCCTGAAAGCCGTGGTAAAATATTATTGTCAATAAGTATGTAAAAAGCCCTGGCTGATGCCGGGGCTTTTGCGTATATAGGAAAGGAGCAGAAGATGACAGTACAGAAAGACGTTACTAAAAACATCTATGTTGGTAACAGCTCAACAAGGACATTTCCGTTTACCTTTGAGTGTCCTGCAGAGCATCCGGAATATATTAAGGTATATCTGATGCAGGATGATGGAACGGCACTGGCCACAAGCGATTATCAGCTGGACATGGATGCAAAGCAGATAACATATCCTAGTAGCGGAACAGCGCTGCCGGAAGGCAAGAAGCTGGTTATCATGCGCGAGCTGCCGCTGCAGCAGATGATGAACCTTGTAAACAACGGGCCGTACTTCGCGGAAGATATTGAAACTGCGTTTGATGAATGCGTAATGGCTATGCAGCAGATAGCTGAAAAGCTTAACCGCAGTATTATCATGAGTGTGGATATAGATGGTGACGCTTTTGTCAATGAAGTGCCGTTCGAGGCTGGCAAATCTTTCCGAATTGCGGATGACGGCAAGAGCATTGTTTTAACGGAAGACCCGGCAAAGGTTTTGCCATTGGTACAAGGCGTTTATGCGCAAACACAAACTCAAGCACAAAACGCTATTGCAAGTGCTGCCGCTGCCGCAAAGAGTGAAGATAATGCTGCTGCATCAGCAAATGCAGCCAGCAATAGCGCACAATCTGCTAGTGCATCCGCTACGAGTGCGGCGGAAAGTGCGGAGCTGACGAGTGGGTATAAGCAGGAGGCATTAACCGCCAAGGCTGACGCTGCGGCATCTGCAACCAACGCAAAGGCAAGCGAAGCCAATGCCAAAATTAGCGAAAACAACGCAGAAGCCAGCAAGGAAGCGGCACAGTCTGCTGCAAGTAATGCTAACAACTTTGCAACCAGCGCAAGGAGTAGCGCAAGCGAAGCAAAGAGTTACCGAGATGCAGCTAACAATTATGCAGCAAATGCTAAAAACTACAGCGAAAATGTCAATGTGTTTTTGCCTAGTGTATCTGCTAGTGGCGTGTTGAGCTGGACAAATAAAGCAGGTCTGGCGAATCCTGCAAGCGTGAATATTAAAGGCGCAAAAGGCGATACAGGCACTGCTGCTACTATCACGATTGGTAGTGTGACCACAGGCGCACCCGGTACTAACGTAAGTGTTACCAATAGTGGTACTTCTACGAACGCTATCTTGAACTTCCAGATTCCAAGGGGTAATCCGGGTGCTGATGGTGGCGTTACTGTTGATGCTGAACTGTCTGATACATCTACGAACCCTATTCAGAACAAGGCTGTTAAAACTGCTATTGATACTGTTACTGCTAGTATTCCTACCAAAGTATCAGATTTAGAAAATGATGCTGGCTATTTGACGCAACATCAATCCCTTGATGGGTACGCCAAAACGTCTGTGGCTAACACATGGACTGCACAGCAGACGTTTAACGCGATAAATATTGGTGGAGAGCATTACAATATACATATAAAAGAAGAACCTGTTGGTGGTACTATAATTCCTTCAACAGCTTCAGTTGGTTTTTATCCAGCCGGTGGAACTTCTTTAACTTTGGATATGAGCAATATTGTTGCCAATCTAAAAGAAGATGAAGCTACAGTATTTACTGCATTTGTAGTTACTGCTGGTGTTAGTGATAGTGCATTGATTGTCAATGGAATTGATGACATTTTTTATGTTGGTAGTGCTGCTGATGTATCCATTGCATCCCCTGCCACCCTAATCAATATATTTATAATTAAAGCACCAACAAAATCATATGGAGTTGTACAGGCTAGTAAGTTAGAAGGTGGTGCATAATGGGACTTAATCGTATGATGATGAAGGCTAATGGTAGTACCATTGAAGGTGACGGCGAATTTATCATGACCATGGGGCAACAAAGTCTGCAATATGGCTACAGTCGCAACAATGGCAACTATGGTGAGGTTACAGGTGATGTTACACATGACGGTAGAGCAGTAACATTGGTAATGTTATCTTATTACGGCGGTTGGCTTGACTTTGCTTTCAATGTCGAGGGTGTCACTGGGGGTAAATACAATGTCACTGTTAAAGTAACATCCGTGGAATCAAATACGAGTGCGACTGTTGAATTTCCAAATATTCAATATCAGAGCTATCTTCCCGGCTTTTATGAATATACAAATGATTTACCTTCCGAAATTGCTACTATGTTTAAAGCTGCTAATGTGGGTAAAAAATTTAAAGTCGAAATTGTGTTTAACTAAGGCGGTGATTTAATGCAAACAAAATATAAATACAAAGACAAAACCTATTCTAGCATTTACCCACTTTCAGAAGCCTTAGGCAAAGAGGGTATTTTCATCCCGCTATCAATCAGCGATGAATCCTTAGCGGAATTAAATGTTACTGTTACGCATGAGGAAGAACCTTTAGAAGTTATTAAGCAACGTAAGATTTCGGAGCTGAAATATCAAAGAGACACGGCAGAGGTAGAGCCGATTAAATATGGCGAACATGCTTATGATTACGATAGCAAGGCGAGGGATAGAATCAGCGCAGCTATTATCGCACTGGAACTGCAAGGCGAAGGAGCCACAATAGAGTGGACTACGGCAGATAATGCCGATACGCCAGTAACTGCTAACGATTTAAAGATGATTATTGCTGCCGTGGCGGTGCGCTCAAACAAACTGCATACTGCGTATCGTGTAACAAAAGAAAAAGTTGAGGCAGCAACTACGGCAGCAGATGTAGAAGCCGTGATATTTAAAGTTTAATTATAGGGGTGTAGCAGATGATAGAACAATCTTTAGATGCGGCGTTGAACTCCGTGATTAACGTTGTGTTCGGTGGCGTAATAACGCTGCTAATTACCATGTACCGTCAAAAGAAGAAGGAAAATGACGCACTAAAAGCAGGCTTACAAGCTTTGCTCCGTGACAGAATTATCCAGGCGTACAACCATTACTGCGACGATAAGAAGTGGATTCCCATTTACGCTTTAGAAAGCATCAACGCATGCTTTAGAAGCTATGAAGCTCTCGGAGAAAATGGCGTTATTAACGGCTTAATGGAACAGCTTAACGACTTGCCGAACTATGAGCCGCATCAGAAAGGATAAGAAATGAAGAAGCTATTAAATATGCTAAAAAAGGACGAGAATACGCTTAGTATCGGCAGACTATGCGCTGTGCTGGCGTTCGTCTTGTTCTGTGTAATTTCTCTTTACCTTGCGTTTTTTGTAAAAACGTGGGGCAATTATGAAGCCTTTGCTATGGCTTGTGTATCTTTCATGCTTGCGCAGCTTGGTAACAAGTATGTAGAGACTAAAGCAATGAAAGTGAAGAATGAAGAGTAACAACTTAACAAAACAACTAAAATGTGAAATTAAGAAGTGAAATTAAAGGAGTGATAATAATGATTATTACAGGTATGGCGCACTTTGAGAGTGTATGCAAAAACAAATTAGTTGAATGGTACAACCATAATAGCAAAGAGCAAATTACGCTTGAGAATGTGTTTGTGGTTTGGGCGTGCAAGACGTTGCAGAACTACAAGGCGTTGTTATCAACGACCGTCAGCGGTGACGGTATTTATGCTGAGTATACATACAACGGTGACAAACAAGAAATGTACGAAGACGTGTACAAGAAGGCGTCCAATCGCTGCTTAAAAAGTGAGTGAGGTGATAGCTATGGACTGGAACAAAAGCCTTGCGAGAGAAATCGCCAAAGGCATTATCGCAACAGGCATCGAGGGTGGCTATGACAGCGTAGCGAAGTCAACGGCATACGCATATCCTTCAATCGGTGTGTCACAATGGGAAGGCAACAGAGCTGATGAGCTTTTGAGGGCTATTCCCGGCGGTGAAGACTTTGTCGGCAGAACCTATATCGACATTAAGGCAAGCGGCGAACTGCCGATGCTGAAAGAGCTTTTGAGAAGTGAAGCAGGACAGCAGGCACAGTTGGAACAATTATCACGTGACTGCCTGCAATACGTCGAGGCGCTCCAACAGGTGCCGACGTTGGACGATACACGTTGCATTATCTATGCCGGCATGTGGTGCCCAACAAGTACTTATGTTGTAAAGCGTTTTTTAGAGAATCGTTTTGAGCGCGTCAACCTGCGTAGTCTGGAGGCACTTTACAAACTGTTTAAGAATTACTATTGGATTGCTGCTGATGTTGGTGAGATGTATAGAGCAGGTTATGCCAATAGAGCACGTATTACTTATGAGTATGTTGCCGGCATTGATTTGACAACACCATACGGCATACCTGCTTATGGCTATGCTGGAAATGGAAGATAAGGAGGAAATCAAAATGAAAAAGTATATTGGTTGCAAATGTGTAGAAGCAGAACCGTGTAAAGCATGGAAAGAAATGGGCACTCACAAAATCGGTGAAGACGGCTATAAGGTTGCTTATCCCGACGGCTATGTTACATGGTCTCCGAAAGATGTTTTTGAAGCGGCATATGTTGAAACTCCCGAAAGTGTTACACAAGATGTTTTGCGTGATTGTACGAAGCAGATTGTTTTAGGAGTGGTAGTTGCCGGGGCCTTAGAAAACTTGAAATAATAGGAGGTGAAATCATGGAAGAATTAAAAGCTTTTATCACTGACAAGAGATTTTTGGTAGGACTTGTTTTAGGCTTTACTCTCGGTGCACTGCATCATTACTTTGCTCTCTAATCTGAATATCTAACTACAAGAAGACGCAAATTGCGCAAAAACACTTCGCCTATGAGTGCTTTGAAATTAGCACCGCTTACGATTTATCCTGCGGCGAGCTAAAGCCGCTTGTAGGCGAAGTTTGTGCGTCTGACGCGATTTATAATGTTTTGTAAATACAGGTATTTATATGAGGTAATAATGAAAGATGAAACAAGACGTAAGATTGATAAAGCTGTTAAGATTAGTCTTATTGTTGCTGGTCTTTTGCTTATCTGTAATGACGTGTACTGGCGTTGGCACGGCGGAAGCGGTACCCAAGCAAATAACGCTGTCAATCGAACAGTGGAATCAATTCAAAAATCAAACAAATCTGCTGGAAGCGAAATTGAATCTAGCAGACGAGAAATTGAAACAGCAGAAAAACACGTCAACAGAACTGCTGACGCAATTAAGCGAAGCGAAGAAGCAGCTTACTCTAACGCAAGAAGCGCTGACGAACTCCAAGCGCTCATTAGTGAATGCAAAGGAATCGTTGAAGCGCAGCGAGGAATTATACGAGACGTTGATAGAGCAAATGGAATACGACCGAAAGCGGGCGAACAGAATTAAAAATCAGCGGAATATTTATGCAGGTACTGCGTTATTCTTCTTGCTTTGTGCAGCTGCAAAATAAAATTATTGGATGGTGTTACG